TAACATGCACAATATTCTGCAGTAGGATTCTTGCTACAAATGTCTTCTACAAATTCTGCATATGATTGACCAACGAGTGCACTTTTACAAAATGTATCTTCCTTTGTTAAATATCGTGGCATAGTTTTACCATTTACTGTTATCATTGCACCACAATGTTGTTTTATCGTATATAGACTCTGGGTTGGATATTTATAATTAAAGTATCTAGTTTCATCTGCACTAGCCCGTATTGCGTCTGTTTGCGGAGTGTCAATCTGACAGTTTACCGTTGCCGGAAAGGTATTACTATTTTGCCAGCGGTTGGGTGTAACGGTAAAGCCCAATTGATCACATGCCTTTGGATAAAAACCGATTTTCTGTACATCGGTCCAATGATCTGTACGGGGACGCCACTCTGGCGTAGACCACGATTGTCCCTCATTTCCTACACCAACCTCGTATTGATAATAATCTACTCCTACGCCCATTTATTTAAAGCCATCTAGAAAAATATCATGACTCGGAGGAATCTTGGAGCTCGGGAAAAAAGTTTTTCCGGGAACCGTTTCCAAAAAATTTTTTTCAAAAAAATTTTGAAAAGATTTTTGAATTTTTTTTCAAAAAAATTTTGAAAAGATTTTTGAATTTTTTTTCAAAAAAATTTGGTCTCCGGAAAATAAAAATTGGAGCCTCCGAAAAAACTTTTTTCCGGGAGGTGTTTCCAAATTTTTTTTCAAAACGTTTTTCAAAATTTTTTGGAAACACCTCCCGGAAAAATATTTTACAAAACGCTTTCGGGTTTTTTCTAGACCATTTTCAAGAAAATATCGATACCGGGTGCTACAAGTGGGCACACATTTGTAGTACAGTGTATGTTGGATCTTTAAATCCGGTATTAAATACACAGGGTTTATACCAACACGCAGCTACGCCTGCCACCCAAATAATCAAGATTCGCATTTCTAGCAACACATGCACAATATGGAGCTGAAATATTCGTAGTACATATATCGTGTACATATGTTTTATAATATTCACCAACGATTGCACTTTTACAAAATGCGTCACTGGGATGCAAATATCTTGGTACAGATTTATTGTTACCATTTGACCACAATGTGATTTTAGCGCGGCCGTACTTTCAGCGGGCTGGTATTTATAAGTATATCTTCTAATCTCATTAGAATTACTAAGTATCTTGCCGATTTCTAGAAGATCGAATTCGCATTTCACATGTGCTGGTATTTTAGGTGAAGTGTGATCGATCCATGTAATTGGAGTGCCTTGAAAATTAATTAGTTTATATGCATCGGGACCATAGCCTATTTTGTTAGCGGTTGGCTATGCATCGTCTTGACGAAGATGCCACTGTGCATTGGACCATGATTGTCCGGTGGTTCCGGTACTAACTTCATATTGTTTATAAAATGCGGTTGTCATGTTTATTTATCTTAATTACATATCGATACATTGTTACTGCAAGCGGGCACGGATGAATTTAATGTTTTTTAATTGCATATCGATACAGTGCTACCGGGTTCTACAATTGGGCACACATTTGTCTTACATTCACTTATTAATCGAGGATCTTTAAATCCGGTGTTAAATACACATGGTTTGTACCAACATGCCGCATCCATGTCGGGTACGCCGTTTCCATCTTGCGCATATACAGTCTTATAAGTTCTATTATAACATGCACAGTATTCTGCATTGAGATTGGAGTGACAAATATCGTTTACAAATTCTCTGTACGCTAGCCCCTTGAGTGCACTTTTACAAAATGTATCACTGGGATGCAAATATCTTGGTATAGTTTTACCATTTACTGTTACCATTTGACCACAATGTTGTTTTAAGGCGGCTGTAGTGTCCTCGGGGTCATATTTATGAACATATCTTCTCATATCATCAGCATTACCAACTATCTCGTCATATTCTAGTTGATCAAAGTCACATCGCACCTGTGAAGGCATTGTACTTGTATCAACCCACTGATATGGGATACCCTCATAATTAACTAGTTTACATGCATTGGGACTATACCCGATTCTGTTAATGAGGGGGCCATGCAGCATCTTGACGGGGATGCCACGGGCCATGATTGTCCAGTTGTTCCAATACCAACTTCATATTGTTTATAGATTGCGCTTGTCATGTTTATTTATGTTAATTACATATCGATACAGGATGCCACAAAAGCATTTGTTAATTTCATAGCTTTGATACTGGTGTTTTTACTCACAGGTCTCAAATATTTTGGGGACGTTAAGATTTTTATCCAAAAACTTTTTTCCAAAAAAAAATTTCAAAAAAAAATTAAATTTTTTTTTGAAAAAAGTTTTTCAAAAATTTTTTGAAAATATTTTTTGGAAAAAAGTTTTCAACATTTTTTTTCAAATCAAGGCATTGCGTATTAAAAATATAGCATCTCTTATTACAGTGGTCTCGTCTACATTATCAAACTCTTTGATTTCTTTTTTTATGGCTTTCACAAGGGCAAGTTGTGACTTGTCGAATTTTAAATCAAATGATGACACATCGTTAATGTCGGTAACATTGGAAACATTTTTGGCTAATATACTTGCAAGAATTACAGACTTTGGATTGAAATGTGTATTTTTTTCCTGTGAAAAAAACTGTTTTAGTCTGTCGAGGGAAATATCGTTGAAAGCATTTCTATATTTTAGGGATATGAGATGAGTATTCTGTTCTAGCATGATTCCAAATTGTTCAGCCTTGGAATAGCTTTTGAAATTTGTAATGGTATTGTAAAATGCTGTTCTCGTATGAGCATTAACCTCATTGCCATATTGTATATCGTCGTCGTACATATTTATTAGTACTTACACGTGTGAAATTTTCAGTTGCAATGTACAAGGCGTTGATGCTATTGGTGGCTATCGGTTCGGCTGCAAGTATTGATATTACTGGAGATGATCAACAGCTATACAGGGCAGGACCAAACACTCTGTTGTACTTTGCAAAAACCGGATGTGGAAGATGTCAGCTTTTTGAACGCACTGTTCTACCTCAGCTTGAAAGAAAATTTGGATACACAAAATTTCTAAAATGGGACTTTGCACAAACTGGATATACTCCGGCCATTCCAAGAAATTTAGACCTCAAAGATTTTCCCGTGCTATACTTTATCAACTACATGAATCGATGGGAGAGACATCGAGGCGACTGGTCGACCCTTGACCAATTTATCGAACTTAGAGCACACAAGCCGCAATTACATTTCGTTGGCTATGCGTACAAACTAAATTCTACGCATATGGCAATGTATAACAACTGATACTTTCATGTTTCCAAATAAGGGATTGCATCTGGCTGTACGTAAACAATTTGGATACGCAATTCCGTTTAATTTTGCTTTGCATGATATCGATGTGTTTACTTCTATTTTGCGTTGACAATATATAATAAAATGAGATTTGTGATCGAATTTTACAATTCCGATTGTTTAATTTTATCTTGCTTCGACAATGATGATCTTGTATATTTATCCCATTCAGACGAGTTAACATTCCCGTATGCAAAACTTGTAATCAATACAAAGATAAATGTGCAATATACCAAGTTTAAAGTATATATAGAAAACATTAAAAACAAAATCGACGTATTTTATACAATTAACGATGCAAACGACAAAGTGTTAAAGATGCATCACGTAGGCTACAATACAACTTTACACGATATATCACCGATAGAATTTCAAAACAACATAATTGAACATGATCAAATAGTCTATGAATTTAACGATATACAAAACACTTATCACACTGTAGTATTTTACGTAAGAAACGTAAAATATCCTGCAATTCCATTTGAAAAATACCCCACGTCTAAAAAAGTCGAGTCACCGTTTACGGCGCCCGAGCCGCAGTGTCGTTTCACGACGCCCTGCTCCGCAGAGAGCGGCGAGTCGCAGTTTACTGCGCCCGAGCCACAAAGTGGCGAGTCGCGAAGCTCCGTGAAGCGTGGGGTCCCTTCGGGACCCTCCGATGGGGTACCCCCCGAGTCACCGAAGGTGCCCGAACTACGTGAGTCCCGGAGGGACGAACCACTTCGTGAGTCCCGGAGGGACGAACCATTTCGTGAGTCGCCGAAGGCGCCCGAGCATGATATGCAATTCAGATTCAAAGATTTCGAACGGTTGCTAAAAACTGTCTAGTTTCTTCCAGCAACTCTGGCAAATCTCTTACGCATTGCATATTCTTGGTTAAATTGGATAGCTTGTCCGTGTGATCGGGAGCTCTATGGTCCAGAAAATAGACAAGTCCCCAATCATTCTGATGTCGTATACATCTTCCAGCTGCCTGGTTCAATTGTATAATTGCATCATCGACATCAAATTGGTTTAATAAATTTGGTGGTGCTATCGGTATTCCAACCAATATAACAGCTCTGGCATGGTCATCTGAAAAGTCAACACCTTCACAAGATTTCCCGCGAAACGTAGCGTATAATACAGCCCCATTTGTCGACTCTTCTTTAAAGTTGTCAATTCCATCTTCTTCGAAAAATGTCTTCTTTGTAGAATGGTACGTGTCCAACAGTTTAGTACTACGTTTACTTGGAGAAAAAACCAAAATTCCATGTGGAACTATCTTGACAATCTCTTTTACAATTTCAGATATGCTAGCAGAATATTCTGGTGTGGCATTTTTCATTGTACTGCTTAGCAATACATTGTTATACCTTCCCATTTGTAAAATCTTCACTCTTGGAGCTTTGTCATATGTTGCATCTATGCGCAAAGGAAACGACACCTCTCCAAGTTCCTTTTCCACATATGACGTTTCTGGCATTGTACCGGAAGCTAAAATGGTACAATTGTGTGTTATTATAGCAGGTGTATAAGTGGCATTTACATCATAACAATCGAATTTACACCGTCGATTGCCCACAATAACTCCATATCCTCCTTTTGGAGTGTATAGTTTTCTGTGCCAAACTTCGTAGAAACAAGAAACAAACCTGTAAACATTTACATGTTTCTCTTCAACTTCAATGTCGAGAAATTCTCTAAGCTTGTTACAATTTCCAGAAATAAAATATTGGTCCTTAAATTCTCTGAATGTGATATATCTATCTTCCGATGTACACTTTTGTAGGTTGCGACACAAATGTTGCAGTGTGCATTTTGACGAAAAATCTTCAACGTAATCACGAATAAATGCCTCCAGTTCAAAGGCCGTTACTTCAGCAGAATTGCATGACAGTATGATATTTTTAATATTATGTGCCTCGTCTACAATCAGTACCTGATTGTCGAGCACATATTTTTTCAAATGTGGATCGAATATATAATTGTACGGTACAAATGCAATTCTGCAATGTTCAAAAGCTGAAAATGTTGCCTTGTATGCACAAACAGCGTTTCCATGTTTACTTGCAATTTCTTCAATGTCCAGATTTACAACTTCGGCAACATCTTTTTGATGCCGGCATCCTGCACATTTTTTGCCTCTTCTAAGGCACAGTCTATCTTTTCCGGCAAGTCTAACTGTATTAATATTACGCAATTCACCAATTTCGGGTATATTTCTAGCTTCACGAATTGCCTGATCCAATTGCGTATGAGTTCTACTTGCATACAACACTCTAAGCGTAGGATTTACAAGCATCTCCGAAACCACTGCAGATAAAAGAGCTATAGTCTTACCGGTTCCAGTTGGACTTGATATTATACAATTTTTCCTTTTTGCAATGGCTTCTCTAACCCCACTCACAACTTGGAGCTGAGATGCATATGGAACACGGTTTTTTGGGAATACCGTGGACCCCTCCGCGTTTACGGGCACCGCAGAATCCATATCTACAAAAGTCGCAAAAGCTGCGTCCCACGGACACGATTCCATGTTGAATGAAGGGCTTTACTCGCTGATGTTGTTATATATATCTTGGTGGTAAATAAATGAGTGTACTATATCCTTGTCTTTTACAATCAGTAAGTGATACGCCCACCGCCCCAACTGAAAAAGTTTACAGTATACAAACAATCTATTCTAGTGCAGTGAAAATCGGTAAAACGTATAGATTTTTTTATCCTGGAATATCTTTCGATCGCGACATCGTAATATCCAGTATCATTTTTATAACAGATGAAACCCATTTAACCAAAGCAAAGAAAGACGCTATACATGCAGTATATTTGACGATTAACGGTATGGTGCATAATGATGTATCGTTTCAAAAACAGACATCCATTGGCAAAGAGGTGTTTCCGTGCCACATTTCGTTGAGTAGGCAGAGTATATTTTCTCTGATTAGCTATTCAGATATTGGCCATGCAAATATCATACTCAACTTTTCGTACGCGTAAGCGCTCAAAATTCGCGTAAGCGCCCCCAACAAATTTCTTTTCATATGAAAATCATATGAAAAAATATATAATGTTTAGACCAATGCGGGTTTTATCACAACATCTATAAACTCACAGAACATTTTATGATTAGAAGAATACACTTCAATTGCCATATCTTCTATTGAAGTGGGAATGGTAATAGTTTTTATTTTATGCTTTGCACAAAAGCATTTAAATGTTTCGTGTACTACAGGGGACATGTTTTCTTCGTTCGCTTTAAGCTGTGTAACAATGAACCAAGGGTGACGAAGATTGTTGCAACACCTGATAATTAACTGCACATCTTTTTGCTCGGCCGTCTTTAGGAATGTAAAAAGATCAGAGTGTAACAGACCCCGAACTTCAAATTGTCTAACGAGATGCCACATCTCTGGCATGGTCTCAATGTAAACTCCAGATCTACGTTTGGCAAGTACAGCCAACAGCCACTTGTTGAGACGACGAACCTTTTCAATTGCAACACTGATGTCAGCGGCGTTATCTTTTCCGTACAACATTTTAAATTTTGTAATATAGTCTTGATTATACATGAGATGCATATATTGGTTACTCAATGACTTGTTGTTATTACGTATAACGGTGTTTAGAAAATTATAGGTTTCGTTTACAACTGTATATTCTTTACCATCACTAGATTGTATGAAAATGCCTTTGTATGGAGATAGCCCATCTTCATCGTACGTATACGAATTCACAGTGTCCAGCACAGAATCTCCATCGTGACGGTAGTGAACATCAAAATTGGTAACTTTGGAATCGAAAACGTCAATGTCTATAACATCATCTGTGCCAAGTACAGTAACTCGCAAAAGAAACAAACGCGGAATACCTTCAAATGGAGACGATGAAACAAATCTGGTTTGCTTATTGGTGCTGAGAAAAAATTTGTAAAAGTAATCCTTGTTCAAATATTTATCAAGGATACTATTGATATCACCAAGATCTTCATTGTCCAATTGTCGTTTCAGTGCATCTAAAAATATATCACCATAAGTAACCTTAGTGTTCATAATTTTGCTATGAAAAGCGTCAAACTTTCTATGTGTAGAGACAAACCATGTATTAAGATAATGAAAAACTCCATATACTGTACCCTCGATACATTGGGTAATTTTACAATCTGTTAAATCTATATCTATTTCATTAACACACTCTTTGCTATGGTAGCCCACACATGCAATAATTGTGTTAGATGTCTCGTTGTATACACAGCCTCTAATGTATCTATACGAGTCGTCGATAAACGGTGCCGTTGCATTCACCATTTTCAACACCTGTCCATTTACCGTCATCGAATCCGATACGGGCTTGCTAGCCGGAGTATGGGAGTCGAATTCCGAGTCCATGACGGATCTCGCCCGCTCCAAGTGTTTATTTAAAGGGCCCATTTTACTTTATTTAAGAGACTTTGCACTATTTTTGTACATGGATATAGTGTGAAATTCTGAGTGATTTTCATGTTCAATTTTCAATATTATTTTATCTAATAAAATGTATCTAATAATGCTAGATCTTGATCACACGCTTATTCACTCTGAGGAATACGAGTTGGTCAACAAAGCGATTGCGCACAAAAATAGACGAGACAAAAATGCAAAGAAGGGTGACATCGCCAGCGGTGGCGTGATCTCGGAAAAAACTAGAGAAAAATATGAGAGTATCATCAAGGCAATGGAAACATTGGAACATTACAATATGGACAATGAATTTGTAGTATTTTTGCGTCCACATGTGAGAGAATTTTTAGATCATGTAACTCGAAATCATCGGTACGGTGTTTGGACTGCTGCAGATAAACACTATGCAACTAGTATTTTAAATTTTTTAAATCTAACTCATCCACAATATTTACTCTTCAATATACATTGCAACTATTCTAGTAGAATAGTTCCTCCCGGTAATCCTAAAAACATTCATCATTTCAAGACGCTGTTTTCAGAAGAACTCAGGGTTATTTTATTTGACGATGACGAAAGAGTGTACAAAGATCAGCAAGAATATGTTCACAATATAGTGCCATTCTATTATTCCAACACCGATGATAGAGTACTACTCGATTTGATACAGATACTGTAAAACATAGATGGGGTCTCTTCATTTCCAAAACAGAATCCCTTTTCTACCACTATTCAACGACGATAAGAATAATATCTATGCGAGTATGTAATACCGTAAAACATTATAATTTAATGTCATATGACATTAAAAACTTCAAAATAAATGGATACTATCAAGAGTTACAAAATTTTTTTGTTGATTGGGAAATACAAGACCCAATCGAGTTTTTTTAAGGAGCTAAAGCAGTTCCATATTGACACTAATAATATAGATATGAAAAAATGTCTAGAAATATTTGCCGAGTTACACGATTCCGCTCTATATATCCGAGATTTCACACCCATAGATGAAAATACTATAAAATATAACGATACTATGTGGGTAAGCGCCGATAAAATAAGCGAGGACCTAAATCTACAGGACAAGGACATTTGGTTGCACATTAAGGAACGTCAGAATTTTGTTTTCATTACGCCATCGCAGTGCTACATTTCATTGAAACTGGCTTTTATACTATGCGCATCTCGCCAGAGCACAACCAAAATGGAACATATGATTGCATTGAAACGTGATAATGTATGTATTGAATTTTTTGTGGATGATAACAATATGTTTTCTGTAAGAGAAGCATCTGCAGTTAGAAACGCTAGTAATACTGTTACAGTGAGCAGGAACGATTTTAAATCAATCAGCGATTCTCTTAAATTACAGCCACAAAAGTGTGTGACAAATGAACAATTTAATATTCTATCTCAAAGTATTTCTAAACAATATTGTAAAGACTGTTCAAACTGTATTTCGCTGTTGGCCAAAATCGACAAACTTACAACCGAATATCGCGTTGCGAGTGTGGAAAGAAATTTGCTACACAAAGTTATGGATCATACAATGTCTCAGCAGCGTATATCCAGTGTAGTTAGACCGCCTACCAGAATGGTTCCCATATCCGAACATATGACTAAAAGTTCAGACGAAGACACACTGAGCATGCTAACCGAAGACTGTTTGTAAATTATGCTATTGCATTGAAACTACGTTTTAACGCTGCGTAAACTCTGCAAACTACATTTTAACATAAACTGCGTTTCAAAGTTGTGTAAACTAAGTTAATTGCTTACGTAATATAGCTTAAGCAAGCGTGTTAACATTTGCACCATTATATATTAAATCTTTAACTCTCATTATATACGGTCTATTTTCGAGCTCCTTGATAATAGAAGGAACTATCTGTTTGGAAGTTAAAATACAAACTTCATATAAAATCTCTTTGATTGTTGCATTCTGAAACGATGAATCATCCAATAGACGCAAATGCATGTACACTCTACCATCATTGTCAATAAATACTCTTTCACAATAATACGTAAGGAAGTTATTCATTAAATCTATTTGTATTCTTTGTAGTTCTAAAATGGAAATGTTATTAGGAACCGAAATCTTTGCAATTACAACATCGCTGTCACACCTGAAAAGAACGTTGGGATAATGTTTTAAACGTTTACTCAATGTTTCATTTATTTTGGTGGCACCTAAAACGAGAGCCTGTTGAACTCTACGATGCTCGCTCTCGGTTGGGGCTTGTAACTCTCCTCGATTCAAATCATCTCGTTGAATGCGGAGGACACCCGCAGTGTGATTGTTTGCCGTAACGGTCATTGTATATCTTTTTAATAGCGTGTTGTGGTATAACCAAACGGTGAATACCGTAAATTCGTTTTCATTTTATACACATTATGCATAATAATTTTCATCTATAGATGCCCCCCGCGAAACGGCGAGTCGCCTTTGGCGCCCGAATCCCTACGGGATGAGTCACCGAAGGTGCCCGAACTACGTGAGTCACGTAGTGACGAGCCTTGTAGCTCCGTGAAACGCCGCCCTGCGGAGCAGAACGGCGAGTGCCGCGACCTCCGGTACCCGAATATTGTGCATAATACTTTACATCTATAAATGAGTATACGTTACGTTGGACAGGTTCCCGAATATGAAATTGCAGAAACTGATATACAATATGTGCGTAATCTAGTTCTAGAAAAATCAAGGTGTCAACTGGGTGTTCCTTATGATTATACGAACGTAGAATCTATAAGACATCTCATAGAGTCATATTTGTACGACTATCGACCTAAATATGGAGATATGTATTCTCGACCATTCGGCCAGACATATTTACACGGACAACCACATGACATTTTACAGCAGGTTGCTCAACACATCGTTTCAAATATAGATCATGACACAACGATAGAAAGAAATAATGCAAAGCTAGATAAACTAGATGTTATCCTGGGTGCCAACAAACATAATCTACAGGCGCATTCGCAGATAAAGCTGAAGTATAAAAGACCGACTCCCATGCAGTTCCATATGAGATTCTAACCATGTGTAAGGTAGTAATCATCGCAGCCTTGACCGCGGTCGCAATTGGCCTAACTATATACGTTTCAGTGTTTCATAAAGACACTGTAACAAAGGTATGAATCTAATAAGCCCATAACTGCTATATAATATGTAATTTTTGTATTAGATCCATGGTGAGACTATGGATGCCTATCGTCGCGTTTTTAAGGTAATTGAAGTGTTTTGATGGTCTGAATATTTTTTTCCAAAAACTTTTTTCAAAAAAAATTTTTTGAAAATTTTTTTGAAAAAAGTTTTTCAAAAAAATATTTTTTTTTGAAAAAAAAAATCCGAGACTAAACATTTTTTTTGTAGGAACCGAAATGCAATTTCCAGTACAATCCTAAACAGTGCAGGTCGTTTGTGGAAAAATGGGTTTATAATGCAACATCAAACACATGTGAACCGCGACATTTGTGTCAATCATCAAATGTATTTGATACGTTGGAAGAATGTAATTCGAGATGTATGTCTAACAACAGTTGACAGGTCGCTTCGCGCGGCGATGTTTCACGGAGCTACAAGGCTCGTCACTACGTGACTCACGTAGTTCGGGCACCTTCGGTGACTCGCCGCTGCGCGATTCGGGCACCTTCGGCAACTCGTCACGAAGTGACTCGGGCGCAGTAAACTGCGACTCGCGTAGCTTAGTATAGATACATGTGACAATATTCTGGATTGTATATGTCCACAAAACATGTTGAATTTGCAATTGGATCTATTATATATGTCTTGAAATTTTCAATAGATGGTTTTGATCCATATTTAAATTTTAGTATATGAAATTCTTCTGGAGATAGAGATGAATCCAATACATTTTTGTTTCCCATTACACCAGAGTTTAGATGATACATGTTTGATGCAAAGCCTAGACAGTGAAGTATCTCGTGTAAGATCACTCTTTGATACCGGGCATGTGTACGATCCGAGTCTACAATTGCTGGTCCATCCGAATGAAGCTGCATTACATTGTGACTTGCAATGTTGATTTTGCACGAGGATTCTAATGCTGCATGTGATTCCATGGAATTATTTTGAGACAATATAATACCGGTGTGTCTATCACATGGATGTTCTACAAATTGTGTAGTTGTTATATTTGACAAGTAGTCAAATTGTTTTGATATTATGTCAGGTATAATTGGATCTGTAAACATTCCACGTTCAATGCAGTATGTATTATTGTAAGGCAAAAAATGTATAGGATACATAAAACCCATAATCATCACAGATGCACATTTTATATATCGAAGGTAAAGCACTTGAATTACTATTTGTGAAAATTTCATTGTGGGTAAAAAACGTGGCAATAACCCTCTCGATCAATATCTCGAAAGCAAATGGTGCCATATTCGGGAGTGTCAACATGTTTTGTATACACATCTCTGGTTACCGGCATTGTTCCATAGAAACGTGAAAAAATTTTATATTCCTCTTCACTTACACCAGGATGCTCTTTGTAGTTCATCAGCGTATTTTTGTAATAGGTGTTGGTTCGAATGCCTATACAATGGCCAATTTCGTGTAGAACAAGATATGATGTCAATTCTCGGCTGTTGAAATTTATTTTACATCTATAGTGGCGCATTTGGCTCCAATTTGCATTGGATAAAAGCTGCGTATCGTATTGTGTGGTAAATGTAATGTGGGGATCGTTGTTGGTATGCACAAATTTAAACTTGAATGTATTTTCGTAATATTGCAACCCGGCTTGTAAGGTCTGCATTGATTTTGTATAATGCCCCTGCATAAAATACTTCAGGCCATTTTGGTCAATGTGATATCTAATAATTGTGGTTCCATTTTCTCTCGGCGGTGAATACCAGCTACTTGTATTAAAAATGTATCCGTCTATAAGAACCGTTTCGGTGAAATGCTTTAGGTTGTTTTGTTGAACGCTCGCGTGAGCGGTTGCGGGACAGTAAACCGCACGTTCATCTACCGCCAACGCTATTTGCACGAAGGCAACTACAAACAATCCTTTGAGTAGCATATCTAGAAACTCACTGTGGACAAGTTATATTGTAGCTTTGCCTATATCGTAGGATAAAATGTGTTTAGATGAAGGCTCCGGGAGACGAGCTTCAAAAAATGTCTAATTTTTCAAAAACCATTTCAAAATTGTTCGGTCCCCGAAAAAAAAGTTTTTCCGGGAGACCTTTTCCAAAAAAAAATTTTGAAAAAAATTTTCAAAAAAAATTTTCAAAATTTTTTTTGGAAACGAGTCCCCGGAAAAACTTTTTTTTCCGGATGTTTCCGGATTTTTCACAAAACCATTTCAGAAAATAGAAAACGTCTCGGAAAATATTTTTCAAGTTCAGATTTTATTTTTTTCAAAACGTTACATGGATTACTCTATGCGCTCAGAGGGAATTCGGGTAGTTCCAACATATCTCATAGGCCTTCTATAGTAATTGCCATAATGATCCCGATGAATTGCAAATGCAACTTGGTCTGCCGACATTGCCGCTCTGGGTCCATGTGAAAGAGCTTGTCCCATTCGATAGTTGTCCGTTTCAAACTCACAATTTTCGTAGCATCCGTAAGTTGGTTCTGGTTCCATGTTAAATTGTAGAATCTCTGCAGTGGGCACGGGTTCCGGAGTGTTCACTGGAGGATACCTCGGATAATTAATACGAGACGGGGGATTCGTTTGCGGTCTCACAGGATAATTAATACGAGACGGGGGATTCGTTTGCGGTCTCATTGGATAATTAATACGAGATTTCGTTGTTGTGGGAGGAGTAGTCAATGGATCCACTGGAAATGGGTTATCGACCACTGGAGGCATCACGGGGTTTAAGATATCATCAAACATTTTCTGCTTGCCATGTTTTTTTGCAGCTTCATATAGAAATAAAGTGACATTGACATTACTCCAATCTTCTACATTAATCGTTGCTCCCCAATTCTTACTAAATGAACGGGGGTTTGTTTTTAACAAAATGTCATCTACAACAATATCTAAATCCTTTTCATACTTTGTAAAAAACGCATCTTTGGATTCTTGTGTAAAACGGATATCTAAACCTTCAGTGTCAACTTCTGGCTTTACGACATCGCAAGTAAACGGGTTTACAATTGTGTTTAAATTACTATCATGCAAGATTTCGTTAATAGCATTCACAATTGCATACTGAGGGCAAGATACAAACTGTACATCATCTAAAATATAGTGCATGTCACGTTTAGCGCTAGCTAAACCCAATTTTTTACAAAATGGAGTGTTGAAGTTAACGTCAATACCAGAAACACTTTTTCTGATCAGATCGTAAATGTTATTCTGTGTTTCATATCGAGCGACCCAATACAAAGCACCACTAGGACAAATGTTTACGGTTTTTACCGGGAGAACGCTCGCATAAGCCACGGAGAGAAAGAGTGTTGCCACAATGCACTTCAGCATGTTTCTGAATATATTATGTTGAATGTCTCGCGTATATATTTTTTTAACACGGGATTCTCTTTTACAAATGTTCGTTTGCAAACGAAGATTGAGCCTCCGGGCAAAAAATTTTCGAACTGGTTTTTGAAACTCCTCCCCGAGACTTTACAGATATCTCACATAATGCTTAAAATGAATAATTGGTCGTTTAACATTTTAGTTGCAATTAAGATGTCTGAAGAAATAGGTAAAGCGAAGTCTAGATTTAAAGAACTGTTGGATAAGTTGTATCCAAACGACATTAAACCAAGATTCGAAATTTGCAATTCTAGTGGTACATGTACCGCGAGTATTTTGGTAAAGGGTATATTGTATAGTGGAAGTGGAAGCAATCGGCGACTTGCCGAGTATGATGCCATTATGAAATATAACAATGCTAACGGTATAGCCACTACACCAACTCCAATTGAGATTGAAGATCACTCTATTGTATATTCCTTTCTAAACACTGAAGTGCAAAAAGGACGTATTTTAATTACACAATACAACGTTGATAATAAATATGTGTGTAAAATAGAACTAGCAGGAACTTCTAAAATATTTGAAGAAACTGCATCCTCTGCAAAACTAGCAAAATTGCTATGTGGAAAGCGAGTGTTTGAAAATGTTAATCCAAAACGTGTAGCCAGAACATTTACTTCTCAACTTGTACAACATTGTAGAGATAACAATTGTACATCTCCCCAACTCAAAATGTGTTCAGATCGCTATTACTTGGACTTGTATAAAGTTATCGATGAAAGAAGTAGTCCAATTCCGTTTGTTGTACAAAGTCCATCATCTGGGATTTCCAGAGAAGATGCACTTGAAGTGTTATCCGAGAGGCTTTTAAATTTATTGTTATCGAGCGGCGGAGCCGCGAGACTTGCAGCTCCGAGTCCCGCAGGGACGAGTCACAGTGTTCCGAGCGGCGGAGCCGCGAGGCGTGAAACGCCGCCTCGCGAAGCATCGAGTAATGGTATTCCGAGCCACGACGTGGCGCGTAACGGAGTTCCGAGTCCCGTAGCTCCGAACTTTGCATTTCCTCCCGTAGCCGCGAATAGTAAAGAACGTCCAGTGTTTGTAAATGAAATGAAGTTGTCTTCTGTACCCGATTAAATTATGTTTTTGCAATTTGTCGTATACAATAAATATGAGTAACTTGAAGCAAAAAGTGTCGTTAAATGATAGACCATATCATCCTTACAGACGCGAAGAATATGGCTACGAAGAACGTGGCAACCAACGAGTATGTAGACCTGCTCGTAAAGTCAACTCTTTACCGTCTTCTATCCTGAATCATGATAGAAGGTTTAGATGGGGAACTATACACAGTGATCTCGATACAACACTCGAGGTTTTTGATAGGCATCAAATGACACTTGCACAGTTGTTTAAACAGCCAACTATTAGCACCATTATTAGACAGAATATTGCAGAAAAGCTATTTCATATAATCAGCACTTTACATGCAGCGTCTTTGGTTTCTGGTAAAATTAGCCCCTCTCATATTTTCATTAACTTGTACAAAGATAGTGCTGACGTGTGTTTGGACAGCGACATTTTAAATCGGAGCAATGGAAGCGGTGTAGATATTACACGAAATTATTTTGAAGAAGATATGTACTGTTCCCCACAGATTCGCAAGCAACTAAAAGACAAGAAAGATTTGATAAACGTAACAAAAAGCGACGATATTTTTTCCGTCGGTTGTATTATATACCAGCTATCAATGTCGGATTATACACATCCGTTTGGAGAAGGGAATCTGGATATTCCTCGCAATATCGACGACTACTTGCCAATTAATCATCATAGACATATGGTTTCTGCAACCAAGCATAATCTTGTACATGATAACCTGTATGAAATTGCAAGCAGTATGATTCGATATGTTCCCGATCATAGGGTTCCGTGTGAATTAAATATCGAGTATTACAAATCAAACACTAAAAACAACACAGATATATCATTCAATGATTGGATTTCAAACAACAATGTACAATATGCATATTCTGTAAATGAAGTCATGCCAATTGAAAGGCTATCGAGAGGAGAACATCACGTAAATGTGTTCCCCGGGGATTTCAATACAACTCCCGCTCTTGTGAAGAAATATTCTGCCCATAACTTTTTTTCATATTCGAATGAACATGAAAAAGAACTTGTTGCACTGGACAACGAAAACCTTTTGAAGATGTTGGCAACTGTAAAGGTTCACGATGAATCGTATTATGTATTTTATGAATATGAAGCAAGTACTCTTGTAGACATATTTAGTTACAATATGAATGGAATGAAACATTCAACTGTGCTAAATGAAAATGCCTACCACCAAGTGGTAGCCGGTTTCAAGGCATACCACGACATTGCAACAAAATACAAATATTCAGATGCTGTGCGCTATCACAACAATATATGTGCTGCAAATATATTCGTGGGTTCTGGAGGTCTAAAACTGGGCTTTCCAGATCTTCAAATCGATACACATGCCATTGTAAACAACGACTATGCAAAGGGAATATTCAGCAGGGAATTTTGCTATGCACCGGAATTGTTGGCGAATGAAACTAAAATGCAATTTACTGAACAGACAAGTGTATTTGCACTAGGTTGTGTACTTTACATGATTCGTAAACATGGAAAGCATCCCTTTACACACGTCCGATCACAGTTTTTCAGTAAAAAAGATGCAGAAGACATTAAGAACCGTATTAAAAATGGAGATTACGTCACATACACCAAGACACAGCCATTTGAAACTTTTATTAAAGAGATGCTGTCCACTGATCCTGCAAAAAGACCGACGTTGGAAGAGGTGTACGCTGCATTCCCACCCAAAGAGATTGTCAAGATTGTACCCTTACCTTAATGTAAAGTGCTTGTTCTTTACTGTTTTTACATGAATTTAATACATTTACATGATTTTCCTGCAATATAATACTTGTGTTTTTATTTAATACTGCGTCAAACACGTTAACTATATCTCCGGGTATAAACGTATGCTTTATGTCATTGGAGTCTATATTCATAGCCTTTTCGAATTCATTCATTGCATTAAGCGGAGTGTTCATATTCAGTGCAGAATAAATCAACTGCTCTATCCTCCGTATGGCCAAAATATCATTAGTTATATCTCGTGTCATATGAGCCACAATATCCAATATGGTAAGTATAATTTTTTGCGAGTCCACTATACTCTTGCTGAAACTGGGGTTGTATTTTGTTAGCAGCATGTGGAAATGTGTTGATTGGGTTTCCTCGGATCTAATCATGTTGATTAAATCTATCCAGAATTCTCGTATGTCTTCTTCGTCTACAATCTGTTCTACATCGATCCAATAATCGTATAGATAGTCGAAAAGTTCTCGGTATTTTTCCTCTCGTTTCTGGAAGGAGTGCTCATTGGAAATATTTTTTAGATGTGTGAACAAAGGTGCGTCTTGTGCCAACCATTTCTGATTATTGCTCATGTAAAGATCTGTACAAACATCTTTAGAGTTGATAAGCAATAGCAATGCATCAAGAGTGTCAAAGCTGTATTCTTTTGAAAATAGTGTAGTTGTACGCAATTTAGAATCCATACACGCTTGCAGTAAATGTGTACCGAAAGCATGTTTGCCTCTTTGATAGTATCCAGTGTCACTTTCTATTTTTTTATAACGCAGCATTTTGTGCACATTGAACGAATACTTGTTTCTAATGTATCTACTCTTTGCAAGTTGCAGGTAAATGTGCTTAAAATCTGATATATTATCTGCATAGACTGGCATGAAGAATCCTTGTGAAAAGAATAGCGATGTTAAAATTGGAGAAGCTTCCAATTTGTCCACGTAAGAATGTCCGTAGTCTATCATTCTGACCATGACACCAAACGAATTTACTAGGCGCAGATGTTCAAAATTTTTGTATTTTGTGTAATACAAAAAGAATTGTCTTTCATTACATTCTTGTACGAGAATGTTATCGAAATGTAAATCTCTGTGTGAAAAGTTACATTTTTGCTGTGCAATGAATAGAGAATACATCAGCTGCTGAACCGTAGATTCGATTACACCATATCCTTTATATGGATTATCGTCAAAATAGCTTATAAAGTCATTGTAGCTTATTCCCTTTACATGTTCTAGAAATATTACATTTCTTGCTACACTCCGTTTGTTGTCCTGGTCAAAGGGGTCGTACAAATACTTGAGCTGTGTTCTTTTTTTAGTAACCGCTGTGCTTATTGTAGTAAATATTCTATTCTTTAATTTACCATGTTCTTCTTGCATTAGAGTCTCGCATTTACAGTCTTTAAAATCTTTAGGCTCGAGTGTTTTTGCTTTGTTCTTTTTATAGCAAACAATAAAGTGTGGTAGAATACTTCCAACAGTTTCCTCCAATCGTTTAGCTACAATATATTCCTTGTCGATAAGATTGAGTAGATATTTACAAATTTTAAATATGACAGGCTTATCAACTCCAGACTCGATATCAATCCAATCATTTGAGTAGTTGCCCGGAATATTATCTATTGCAAGCTTTGCTGTAGGAGCTATATCTATATCTAGCTTTCCTCTAGCATTCGGCTTTAACACACCCACTATACCTTGCGTGGTTGGTTCAAATATATACGAACACGAAAACCTCATAGTTTATTTAGAAAATATATTGATTTTCACTAAAATTTTACAACACTTTAAATGTGTACTTGTGATAAATACCCCATTTGTAATACCCTCAACGCGGGTTTGCAGCGTCGTAGAAATAGACTTTTGGTACTGGCAGAAATGGAATCGAAAGATCCAGTATACTTATACAATTTCATATTGCAGTTTAATAAAAATCGAGACGTTACAATATTCGAACGGTTTAAACGTTCTGAATTGTACTGGGGAATACATGGAGACGCACTTTTCGATGATGACACCGACGATGTTCAGCGAGAGTTGAAGCAGAATTCCGTCTCTGTAGAGGACGGTCCCGTTCAGTGCAGACACTGTGGCAAGAACAAGGTGATATCTTTCAACAAGGCAACCAGGTCTGCAGATGAGCCAGTTACAGTTTTTAGTAAATGTGTTAACTGTAATCGCACATGGAAACAATAAATACATTTAGTAAATGGATGGAGCCTCCGGGCAATTTTTTTCAAAAAAAATTTCAAAAAAAATTTTCAAAAAAAAATTTCAAAAAAACTTTCAAAAAAAATTTCAAAAAAAAATTTTCAAAAAAAATTTCAAAAAAAATTTCTACCCATGGCAAAATGTGCACGGGGTATGTTTTCTAATCACACAACATACATTCAACAAAGTAGCCGGTCAGTTTAGCAAATAGATGAGCGAGAAAACAGTAAATGTATGACTAATAAATGAAGCTTGAAGATTTCTTTACGAGTTATTCGAAGGATAATGTGGAATCACTCTTTAAACATAGAGAGCTGTTTCTATTTGACGAAGGTGCACAATTTCTTAAACATCAGGCCATTATAGCAAATGTTCTGTCGCCGTTTACACCGTTTAATGAAATGTTGGTTATACACGAAATGGGTACAGGTAAAACATGCACCGCTCTAGCCGTTGCCGAGCGATTTCTATACAACACTTCAGATTATGCACTCGGTCGAGCAACACTAGACAAAACCATAATTATAACAAAGAGCTCTGCATCACACGACGTGTTCTCGAGCGATATGCTTAGTACGTGTAGATTTAAAAGCTATCAATCCATGCAAGTCAAGGAATTGCGACAGACCATAAAACGAGATTTCATATTCAAAACATTTGAAACTTTTACAAGAGAATTACTCAATTCAGATGATACAAAGATTCGAAATTTATATGACAATTCTCTCATTATTGTAGATGAAGCTCATAATATACGGAAAAAAATGGACAATGAATTAAAGCATTGCTATTCTCAGATGTATCGACTGTTTCATATACTTCGTCATAGAAAAATTCTATTGCTAACGGGAACTCCCATGAAAGATTCCGATGTTGAAATTGTTCACATGTTTAATCTGCTATTATCGGAAGAGCGTCAAATGTCAGATCATGTAATACAGCCCGAGAATATAAATCTTTTTCTGGATCAGGTGAAGATGATGTATTCATTTATGAAATCTGGTGAATGTGGAATTGTCAAAAGATTTGTAGGTGAAAAGCACACACTCGACAACTTTATAACACTCAACATTAAAATGAGCGATTTTCAATCGCGAGTATTCCACTTGTCACAGAAAATTAAGAATAATAACCAAGGAATTTTCTTTGAACCTAGACAAGTATCATGCTTTGTATTTCCAGATGAATCATATGGGAATGGTGGATTTAAAGAGTATATTTCCAAAGAAGATTTGGAATTTAAACCACATGTTGACACAAAAGACATTGTAAAAAATCTACAAAAATATTCCATAAAATATCATACGCTCGTAGAATATCTGAAAAGTCATGGCAATGAAAAGGCATTCATATTTTGCGAATTTGTAAACGGATCCGGCATCATATTGCTTACAGCCATTCTGAAATTGTTTGGATTTCATCACATTACATCCACGGATGATATTGGTAAACGCAAAAATTCTTTTGTTGTAATAACGAACGAAACATGCACACCCAACGATATTGGAAAATATTTGGATGCTTTCAATGCAAGTGATAATGCTAGAGGAGATTACATTTCATTTGTAATAGGATCTCGTGTAATGATGGAAACATATACGCTGAAGAATATTCAGCATATACACATTCTCTCACCACATTGGAATTTTTCAGAAACTTCACAAATCATTGGACGAGGTGTTAGATATGGATCACATGTGGATTTGCCAGAAGTCAAACATGTAAATGTTTATCTTTATGCTGCACACTGTAATTGTTGTACAGCTGCAAATCTAAAAAGATATTCCATTGACTTGTACATGTATGAACTTGCAGAGAAAAAAGATTTAAAAATTCAACATATTCTCTACAAGCTGAAACAGAATGCATTCGATTGCAACTTGATGAAAAGCAGAAATACATACGGTTCACAGTTTGACATGTCTAGAGAGTGTGAATATGAAACATGTGACTATGTTTGTACCTATCGAGATAAAGGAGTGCAAAGTACAACAAATCAATGGCTGTTAACGTCCAACGATACTTCACATTTACAAAATATTATAATTGAACACTTTATCAAAAACGACATGAAAAGTGTTTCCATCGAAGAGTTGTATTCTGCGATATCAGATTCTTTTTGCAACAAGTATCATTTCTTGAAAACTTTATATGACACGGTATATGTAAACAAAACTGGACTTCCGACTATATATGGGACATTTATGTTCTATGAAAAAGATGGTATTGTATACGTGAACAATTTTGGCAAACCATACAATGCGCCGCGTCTAATGGATATCTATTTGCCCAAAAATGTTGTACCTAAAAAAATTGTATCTTTCAAACGATACATTGACCACACTGCCGAACTGGTTCAACATCTCAAAGAAACAGAGTTGTACAAGTGTGAGAATTATGAGCAGTTTGAATCTTTGATTATAGATTTGACACTAGAATACAAAGAGCAAATGCTAATGAGTGCACTTACTAAAATGGAAGAGTGTAAAACAAAAGAGTATATATTAAAATATTTTAAGCTAGTGTATTTAACAGATGGAAATCTTTCAATACAATGGTTTGTGCAAAACAAATGGAAAACCTACGATAAATATTGGAGAGATAGTACACCCGAAGAGTGTGACATTGTGCACGAATTTAGACGACAGCGTCGACATGATATTGCATCAAACGAGTACGGGGTTTTTGGGTTCATAAATATTAATAACGGAATCTTTTGTATACGTTATTCAAAAGACGAATCTGGTGATGTAACGGATAAAAGAAAAATTCGTGTAGGTAAAAACTGTTCAACCTGGCACAAGGCAGATCTTATAACCACACTTTGCATGTGTAAACTCGACCCATTCAAAGCACTACACGAAGAAGTTATAGAATCGCTGTACATGAGATTCGGTGTTCGCGATATTGCAACCATTCTAGATGTATCAAACAATACAAAAACACAAGACATTGCAGATGTGATAGCTGCATATCCCCACATGAAAAGAGAAATATTACTATGGAATTGTTGCACGGTACTCACAATGTGCCAGAGTCTGAAAACATTTTTAAAAGACAACGATTTGATAGACGAAGACTATTCATGTGGAACACAATTAAAAGTTAGAGCCTAGTTTTTTCATAACGCACGCGTCATGAAAAATACATTTGACTATATATAGAACTTATCACGCACACATGTCAACGTTCCGAGGGCGAAAATCCATATATTCTTGCAAATGCGACTTTATATGGTTCAGATGTCTAATGGAAGTTTCTATACTATTTGCCATGCGTGCATATCTGGGACTGTCGGTGCTCGATGAAACGCATAGCATGCTGAATAGACTGTCTTGGTATCTACGAAACATTTCCACAAATTCAGTTCCTGTACGATTGAGACGCTGAAGACCTGCCCAATACCTTTGGTGTGGGAGATTCGTTGACCTACGGTTCTCTGCCGCCATGCGTATTGCGAACTCTTCATCTGCGCTTCTGGGGCGGTCCACATATCCAGCCGGGCGATCATAAGACGACTCATCAATATGACGCTTAGGTCTACGTGTACTAGAAAAGCGTGGAATAACTCCGCCGAAAGGAAGCGCTCGCTGTTGCCGGATAATCTCGTTCAGTTTTATCAATTCATCTACTCCAACATTGTTAGCGTATACGGTATGGTTAAATTCCGTGTAGTTGACCGGGTGCTCTGGTTTGGCTACACTGAGAACTTGTGTGGAATCGGCCGAAACCGCCACAAAAAGAGTTGTAATTGCAATGAGAAACATGATTATCTTTTTATCGAGTACATGCCTTATCACAGTCATTTTTTATTGTACTCCCTTATCGAGTTGTATTTAAAGCGGTCCGCTAACGCGAAGCGTCACGTTAAAAATAACGACGCGAAGGGTCGACTGCGTGAAGCGTCGCGTTGAAAATAACTGTATTTTGTGTGTAAAACAATTGAAATAATATATTTTTACATTTACTATAATATTATGGGTATCAAAAATCTATTACGTCACATGCGAGAAAAGTATGGTTATAGCGCAACTATAATATCGTTGGATGATTTGGCAAATTGCACTATAGCCGTGGATGCTCCAACGTTCTTGTATACTTTAAAAGGGCATCCTGCATGGAAAAAACACTTGGAAGATGTGTTAAAGTCGTTTGTATCACGGGGCATACGTCTAATTTTTGTTTTAGAGGGCAAGTCCCCAAACGAAAAATCGTGTACACAACAGAAACGAAGCACGACAATGGAACAATCTAAAAACAAAACAATAAAGTTTAGAGCTCTACAAACTAAGATGATCAAGGGAGAAGAACTTGCAGAAGAAGATAGGCGTTTCTGGACATCGTGCAATAATACTAAAAGTGTAAATTTTAAGACTGTACCAATCACGGAGAAAGCATTGTCTAAAATAATAACGCAACGAGAAAAGAATGAGAATATTCGTCCAACCCCTGAAGATTGGAAGTATTTATCGGATGTAGCCAAGCAATACTATACCGTATACCAGGCAGACGGCGAGGCTGAACAGTTTTGTGCAAGACTTTTTCATAGTAAAAAGTGTGATTATGTTTGGAGTACGGACAGCGACACTCTTGCATATGGAGTGGAGTGTGTCATTTCCAAGATTACTGGCAACGACGTTCATGTTCACAATCTAAAAGATATTCTATCAAAGATAGATTTGACATTTGAGCAATTTTTAAAATTTTGTATTGGTTGTGGATGTGATTACAATAATACGGTGCCCAACATGGGACCAGTAAAACTTCGTGAACAGATTGTGACATCGGATTTGACAGAGGAGCATCGTAAAATTTTATCCTTTGATACGTGTAAAAAAATATTCATGTCGGCTTATGAGCCTATCGACTTTACCATACCTGAAACGCAACATGTCTATACAATTGTTTGATAGTGTCGAATTATTTCAAACCATCTTCTTTGAAGGACTATTTCATAGTTTTATAACCATGAAATATTTTTTTTGCTTTTAATGTAAAATATTTTTGATATGTTCAATACCCAAGACTTTTTCGATACCATTCGCTTAGTGGATGCTCGTGTTTTGCAGCGTATAAAGAATTGTAGAGTGCTACAGATTCTTCATCGTTGATGATTTCTTCTGTGCTTTCAATACAACTTTCAACATTAATTTTCGACTTTAGTGCAGTTGAAAGAGATTCTATTATACCATTCTTATCACACTCTTGAACCCTGTTACAATTCAAAAGCAGCTTGTTTTCAGTGTCATAGTATACCAGCGGCATGTCTTTACCATTGCAAGCAAGATCAATCAACACGTGATTTTTCATCGAGTTTTTTGGAACATGCTTCTGCAATTCAATGTTGAATTTGTAAATATTTAAATTATACGCTTTCATCATATACATTGCAACATTTCCAGAAATTGTGTAAGGCTGTTGTACCGCCAGCTGAGCTGACATAAACATAAGAGATGACAATAGAATATGAGGTATCATTGTATTGAACTTAGTATAAAACTTTAGCGTGAAAGTCATTTTTCAGTAGAATTACTGCTAAAAATATCGTCAACAATGTAACAAGCGCAGCCTTCCAAGTCATAACGATAGCGTTATTGTTATGATCTGCCATTTTTCTTGAAAAGTGGTGAAAGTTCCGCATTCATTTTACAAGTAAGACCCGGAACATGTGTTGGACGTACTGGAAAATAAATATCCCCTAAAACGTGATATAAGATTAGTAAACGTAAGTTTCAGTTGATGAGCTTTTATCTGACCCCTTCTTCATGATCATGACCACGATGCCGATGGCAATAAGGATGATAAGGAGCCACAGCCACCAGGGCCATCCATCGGTGAAACCTTCCTTGATGGTAGATTGAGACGTTTGATGAGCGGTTTGTTGTTGTTTGAACATTTATTTGTAGAGAAAAGTCAAAAAAAATAACGATCGGGGAGAATTGTTGTGTTTAAAAAACACTAACCCGAACACGCACTACACGAAAACGGTTCCTTTTTACTTCTTCCCATTAATATGATAAACATTATAGTTATTAAGAAAAACACAACTGCTAGGGCTTTTCGTTCTCGACACATGGAATTTGCAGCCGCGGCACCGCCGAGCATTATTAACAGATACGTTCCTAATGGATCCATTCTTTATTATTAGTTTAGAGTCGACTTCCTATTACATGCCTAAATGTGTTGGGTTCCCCCGTGCGTTCGTATTGCAACACATCGCCCGGCAAAGCACCCAGATATATACAAATTACATCGGATACAGAGACGGCGCCAGATGGATTTCGTTTCACAAAGAGAATGTCTTGCGTTTTAGTAACACGAGAAACTGACATGTAACCTCGGGGAGTGATAAACAAGTGTTCGATTGGGAAGATGATTACATTTTTCCTTTCATATGAAAACTTGTCCTTTATTGCAAAATAGATTTTTTGTGGTAGATCCGGAAATAAAGAATTTGCTATTTTCACAGTTCCATCCTTTTGATCTAAAAATCCGGTCTTGGCCATTTCGGTATATGCGTGTTTACTGGTAATAAACAAGTATACCAACACTTCGCCGCGTCCAATATACAATTCATTCGATGCGTGAATAATATCACACTGTTTTAAAGTGAAAAACAGCTCGATGTTTCGTATTGGCACTTGAACTTTCGATACATCTACCATATTTTTACAAATAAATGGAGTCATTCGACGACTATCAATTTCAAAATCTCAAGTTTGTTGACAACCTAGATTTCATAAACCCTCCCGTATCTGGAAATTGTAGAGATGCATCCAGAATTATTGTATTTGGTAGCCCCGGTAGCGGAAAATCTTCCTTTGTGAAGAATGTGTGTTATGAAAAAAGAAACTCGGTGTATTCCATTCACGCAATCTGCAACACAAACGATTGCAACGGCTTCTATGACGATTTCGTACCCAAGATGCTTATTTATAGCAGCAGTGATGCAAACGCCTTTGATGAATGGTTCAAATGGAGAACTCGTGTGATAAAAAGTAATCCGATTAGAAAGGTGTGGGATATTCTAATATGCGACGATTGTAGCTACGATACGAAGCTCAAGACGGATGTAAATCAGAGGAAGATGGCTAGAAATGGTAGACATTTTCAAGTGCTTTACATGCTAGTCTTGCAAAGTTTTAAAGATGTACCAAAAGATGCGTTACAGCACTATAGTGGTTATATTATTTTTCCACCAACCGAAGGACATGCTCTACAGACATTGTACGAATCGTTTGTGTCACAGTTTGACAGCAAGAAAGAGTTTTTTGCACTAATGAAGTATATAAAAACATTAAAGTATACATGTATATGGATTCCATCAACCATAACAACTGAAAATAAATATGATAGCATGTTTTTGTATAAGACCAAAAGAGATGGAGATGGAAAAGATGAAATACCGAAAGCGTTTACTGTTGGTAACAGCGAGTTTAAACTTGCCTACAAGTTTAATCGACCAGATATATATTCATAGACTAATCGACAGAAGATTTATAATCGACAAGATCTATATTCATAGAATATATGAATGAAGAATATCCGGGCGGGATATCCTCCATAAGCCAGCTGCTCATTTCAAACATTTGTGCTTTTGTTGTATTAGAGCACATTAACATTCTATTGAGAGTTTTGATAAAGCTGCACGAAGGATTGCAAATATTGTAATTTTTATCATTTACATATTCATCGTCGACAAGATATATTAGACATGACACATGTTCATCTGGAATAACGTCTGCCATCCGATCTTTCAGCATCATTGAAATGAACTCCTTTTGCTCGTTTGTCATCATTTTGCTCACGATACCATAACACTTGTTGAAGTTTGGGCTGGATCGTTCGTCGTAGTCTCGCATTTCACCCAACAAATCAAATAAAAATGCAGTATCTTCTATGAGCGCGTGGGCTTTCGTCAAATATGCAAAAATTTTATACGCATTGTATCTCACGGATTCCACTGCAAGATCGCGAAGTACAAGTTTTGAGTATTTGACAGTTTCCGTAAGACGTTTAAAGCAATCAATGTGATCCACTCTAATTGCTGCATATACAAATTCCATCAAAATATCCTCTTCGTATACTCCTGCTGCGGTGCAGCATGAGTTTGCAGTATTTATCATGTCAAAGTATATTCCGTGTCCATTATATACCTTAAAATACTTCTTAAATGCATATGCTGATAAATCTGTTAATGATCGAGCCATTTATTAATCAGTGATGTTTGGAATATAGTCACTTTGCTTAAGAAAAATATATACTTTTATATTTTTCTTTACTTAATTAAAGTATACACGTTTAATCATATCAAGGTGAGGCATATCATCTTTCAGCATTTTAAACTTTCTAGGGATTTCAAACTCGTCATATGTAGAAAGTCGTATGAGCATGTGCACATATTTGCATATTTCAGTATTTGGCTTATCAAGATCCCCTGCGAGTGCAATGAATACATGTCTGCTGTCAGTTGTGTATAGCATAACGTTTGTATCGTCAAAGCCTTTTGCATCATCTGAAGATTTAAACAAAAAGAATAGATTTACCAATTGCATTGCCAGGTCATAGTTGTCAAGCTTTTGATACGTGTTATCGCAGAGTGCACATGTCTTGTCATCGCTGCAAAATAAACATCGCTCCTCTTCAATACTTTTAAAATATGTATTCAAGTTGCCAACGACATTGTAAGAGTCTTGTATGTATATCATTTATTTAATACGTGTAACGCATTAAAACTGTCCTTATTTTTTTTACAAGTTGTCGCTCGTAATCGATTCTTATGTTTTAATGAAGTAAATGTGCTGAAAAATTAACATTCATGAACGAGTATAATTTTTCCTGTATCCTTGAATATAATGGTTTTAAATAATTTGCCAATATCAAATATTTATACTCCCTTAAAAAAATTAACACACCATCAACGGATCTATCTCGGCTGGTCCACTTATCAAAGCGTGCGATATCATTCAATGATATTTATGAGTCTTAATGATGCCTACTTAAGAGTTTAGTATTTTAACCGGTCTTTCTCGCATGTGAAAAATTATCTCGTTTACTATATGCGATCCCACGCTATTAGAAAGTTTAAAGCAGGAATACTGCAAGTTGGCTATAGAATATTTTAGGACATTCTTTAGAGAAGAAGCCTTGGGGGCAGAAATTATGTCAGCTAATCAGCAAAAAGTACCATGCTTGGGTTTAGCCTGAATGTTTACTAGAAACACTACGAGTCTATTTTTGTGACAATGCATTATCGTGGATGTAATGCATTGTCAAATACGTTTAGTTATTTTTTACATTTTTCATTTTTGAGTTTCGTTATCCACTAAATAAACATGATCAATGACGATCAAATATCAACAGAAGATCTTGACGTCAGCCTCGTTGGCTATTCTCAAGAGCTGATACGTGAAGTATTACAGTGTATTGTAGATAAAAAATACGATAAATCCATACTTGCACTCACCTCCGATAAAGATGTTATATATAAAAACAATGGAACGTGCAAGATATTAAAAATTAATGTAAACGGTGTAGATATGATATTAAAAAATTCAAAGAGCAATATTATGAGCGAATACTTAATAGGCATGGAAATTTGCGAACACATAAGGCAGTGCCCAATGTTCGTAAATACATACTTGTATAGAAGCGAGAGTGACAATACAGAATCTATGCTACTTGAATATGTAGACGGAATTCTGCTTAGCAGTTGGCTATCAGATACCAGCGTTACAATACACGATTTCATAAACGTATATGTACAAGTCATTGTTGCAATTAGATATATGCAACTGAGCCTCGGAGGATTCGCTCACTATGATCTCCACACCAACAACGTTATATTAACTAGACGCACAAAGGAGACTATAATCACTATAAAAGACAAAACGTACACATTTGTGTATAAATATATGCCAGTCATGATAGACTTTGGACATTCTACATCATCGCGAGTTAGAAGAACTAACTTACTGGCAAAGAAACACCGTATATTTTCATATCCAACCAAAGGCTACGATGTATACATTTTTATACTGTTTTGTATAGAAAAATCACACTATGTGCTTAAAAAACAACTTGAAACACTAATATCTCCAACAAATTCCATATTTTACTATGCAAACGGTCAAAGATTGCTTGGGCTGGACCCAGTTATAAACTTGGCCAACGGCATACAAGACATCGATCCATTTACAATATTAAACGAAATTAAAAAGAAATATTCCCCAAACATAATAATAGAAAAGATAAACATTGCAGAATTCGAATCGCAACAATACTACAAACCACTGTGCTACGAAATATGCGAGTATTTTAAAAAAGATGTTTGCAAACATCATGTGACATACAATACGCTTACAGACATGTATGGTATAATAAGGTGCAAAACATTTTGCAACAAAACATATGGAAAAGATGTTTGGACTACAATAACTCACAACGACACACGGTACATTAAAGAATTGTTAAAAACCCACAACACCTTCATGATGTACAAACTTTACCATGTTATAAAATTATTAGCATGCAATTCTACACCACCATACAACGACATATGCAAAATTATAGACTCGTAGTACAACATTTTTTATACTTTGCAGTATAAAAAAATTAACTCTGTGTCTTACTGACTCGATTCCAATAGCGACGCTTATAGCTGTCAAACGTGTCATCTTCGTGTTTGTATACACACATGACATTGTTGCATGCCGTAGATGTTTTGGAAAAACACGGCTTGATATCCTCCAATACATGCCGATATCTGCACGTTTCCTGTCTGTTGCAGCCATTACGAAGCGCAAATTTGCACATCGGCTCACGAATTTCAAATGGCTTGATGGTAACTTTCTCATGTAAAAACTTGCACGAGTCCATCTTTGTACACGCACCATTCATGGCGAAAAACTTGCAAATTCTAGTTTTGTTTTGCGGCACCTTCTCTTCTTTCGGCGGTTCCATAGTTATAGTCGAAAGTACCTTGTCTAGATAAAAAGATGTTTCTAGTTTATTTCTATTTTTTTCAACTTTTATATTTGATCCGAGTGTCGGAAACTCGAAAATGTCAGATGAGCTCTCCGCGCCACTAACACGTTTCCATCCAGAGCTGCCAGGTGGTACAATGTCTGGACTATATTCTTGCTCTACTTCCGCGTCGATAACTGTCAAATCAACTTTTTGAACAAATGGAGATATTTTAGGTTTTCTGCCATATGAAAAAACTGGCCGTGTGTCCTCACATTCAAAGTCTTCATCTTCATAATCTACATCCTCTTCATACACGTCTTCGAAGTCGTCGTTAGAATAGACTTCGTCATCCGAGCTTTCTTCGGAGTCGTATCGGTTTTCGTGTTTTCTGGGCATTGTTTACAACTTGTACAAAACTGCGCAATCCGTTTATTTAAGAATTGATCGTAAAAGTTCCCAGTTTTACAGTGCGTCAGTATCTCTTGAAATTCGCCACTCAACTCCTCTCCATACGAGTATGCATCGAGACTAATACAATCTGTAGTTGCTTGCTCGATTGGTATCATTTTTTTATGGTGAACTTTGGACCGTTTACCACTTGGAGGCACAGTGTATGCATAGATGCAGTTTTCCATCACCAATACCCTCGTTACACTGGTCATGTAGCTCACAAGTTTCGCAAATGTAAATTGTATGTAGCATTCGTATACCGATTGCAATGTATTTTTATGGGTGTCAATTGTACGCTGAATTACGCTCAATATAAAATTTTTTATATCATCATCTGCAATGAGTAAACATCTAGACTTTGCATAGTTGATAATCTTTTTAATTTCGGTATGTGGATTGTAAACCATAGAGCCAAAAACACTTAGCGCATGGATAAACAATGGAATCTTTGTTTTTAATTTCTTTTGAAAGAAACTATATTCTAGAAATTCTTTACAGTGATTAACAATCTCGGATTTTCCACGCAAGCCATGACTGGAACTATTCAAAAATTCTATAAAACAATTACCAATTTTGTCACAATACGATTCCACATATATCTGACCGTCGCCAACCAGCTGTACTGGTGTCATACAATCCCCCTTCTTGGAACTGCGTCTATCTAAAATGTAAACGTATGTAACTCTCCCGTCAATCACATTTTCTCCCGAAGACATGAGTTTGTAGTGTGCTCTAGCATGTGCAGGCAAAGAATCGACCAATACATCAACTGTAGGCTTAACGTGCTTGGGTATCTTAACCTTATACCCACTAATTTCGTATACAAGCTTTTCACCTTCAGCAACAGGTGCGGCAAATGACGTTAGAGATGCCATAGTCAACTTGCTCTTTTTAATGTAAGAAAACAGTTTCAAGTCTCTAAGATCAATCTGATTTCCAATATACATGTAAACGGCTTGAATTGCAGCAGTCTGTATATCATTATGCAACAAATCTTTAAATATATTCAAAAGATCATTATACTCTTCGCCAAGACATGTCTTTAGCTCTTCCAGTAAAAGCTGATGGTCTGTATTAATCGATAGAGCCGCCTGGCATAAAAATGTCATACCTATACGTTCTATAATGGCACTATCTCTACGCTGCAACATTGTACCCTTCCCCTTAAACGGCATAACACTGCAAAACTTACCGCCCTTCATTATAGTCTTACTAAGGTATCGTTTTTTAGACAGCCACAATATTCTAGAGAAAACATTTCCCTCATTTTCCAAGCTAATTCCCTCATACTTTGCAAATTCATTCTTGATTGCAGGCTCTAACGTTTCCTTTGCATATCGATCCGTTGCAAGAGCGCAAGCCTGTTCATACTCTATACCGTTAAGCGGCAACTGTTTAGCGGCAAAAGCTACACCAGTTTCCTGTAATATGTGAGGTACATTCAAATACTGCGAATCCGTATCTCCATAGATAATATTACATCTATACCTCTGTAATAACTCGCTACTCATTCTAAGAAATGCTCTACCCTGCGTGGTAATTGCTTCTGCCGTGTGTACATGATATAGTGGAGATTTTTTAGTTCCAGCTATACCATACGTAGAATTGGCACAAATCTTGTATCCAAGCTGTATTTGATCCAACAAAGCCTTCTTAGACGTGTCAGAGCAGCCTTCCATAGCTTTTCTAGCTTCCCTGCGCTTTACATTACAATTCTCTGCATGCTGTGGAAAAATTCCATTTCTATACTCTTTCTTCAAAAAATATTCATACGTGTCTACACACACTGGATTTGCTTTAGATTGTTCAGCCTCGTCACTGTCAAACTTGTATTCGTTAAAGTCAAGCTTTGTTGCAGCAATCAAAATCTGTCCAAGCTTCTTCATCTCTGCATCGTTAAGTTTTCTATCCAAAATGTACTCTTGTAGACTTGTAATTTTTTTGTTTAGCTCTTCGACGCCATCTATTTGAAATGTAAAATGTAACCCTGAAAATAAATTCATCTCTGAAATGTCCTTGAGCTCTTTTGACTTTACTCTATTTTCATCGTCATATACATATATAGATCGCAGACGCCTCAAAACGTAACCGATACTACTTTTAATGGAATTGCATTCGCTAATTACAGTGTTCTCTACGGTAGTATCCTTGATTTGAGCAGATCTCGGTGCTTTAAATCGCAGCGTAAACGAAGAAACCGCCTCTGCAAACTGCTTTTTAACATTTGCCAAGACGTTATTATAGGTTCGCATAACTACTCTTGGATCATGTATACAATTCACATGCGATTGAACTCTAATGGAATTGCAAAATGGTTTCAGTTCTTCTTGAATATCACCATTTGGCATTTTTGTAACGCGCGTAGACGGGCAAATATTAAAGCATTTCATGACAGATGGATACAGAGATGCAAAATCAAACGATATTACAGTCTTGTGAATACCAAGTTTTGGATTCAATACAAGAGCGCCCTCATAGTCTCTGGAAACACACATGCTTTCATGAAACACCATATTATTTGCAATGCAGCTATGATAAACTGTAGCCAATACACGAATACTTTGATTTCTGCTAACCATTTGAGATGGTGGCAAGTGATTAATACAGGCCTGTGTGTCAATCTGTGGACCGTAGAGTTTGTGTTCAAATATCCCAAGCGAAAGCGCACTATCCTTGACGCAATATTGCCCAACCTTTCCCAGCATCTTCCAATCCGGAGTTCTCTTTATAAAACAATCACTGTAACACTTGACCATATCTGCATTGCTAACATCATCCTTGGTCGACCCTAGAAGTTGCTGTGCTACAAACCCTAGAGAATAACTCTCGAGCTTCGCAAATTCTTTTTTCAAAATTTCCATAGAACACGCAAAGTATGTGCCCGGTGTGATAAATGTATATGCACTTACATTGGAAGCTTTATCAAAAACGCCATCTACAATAACTGGTTTCGACCATCCTCGACTAAACGGATGGTAAGATAATCGTTTAAAAAATACATCTTTAAATGGTTCAGGTCTACCGACACTAGCAGAGTGATTGTATCCAACATCCTCAATCTTATAATGCATGTATGCCAAATCAAAACCAAAAATATTCCAACCCGTAATCAAAGTGGGTTTGATATAGCGAATAAAGTCTGCAAATCTGAGCAATATTTCTATATAGTCTTCGCATTTGTAAACTGCCACATCCTCGTCTATACCCTCTGGCTTTCCCAATGTAAACAACACCTTGTGCACGTCATTGTCGCATCTAATTGCACAAGATATTTGAAACAGTACAGTACATTTCTTATCGTCCCTAATGGTAATACCAGGATTGGGGTTGTACGACTCTATATCAAATGCCATCTTTATAGACTTTGGTATATAATTTTCATATTTGGGATCGTAGGATTGTGACAATGACATTTCACTATATGTCGCTTCAAAAAATCGCATTCTAGTTGCATATGGAATATCCTTGCCCATCCACGGCGGTCTGACATTGACAGTATCACAGTCTTTTTTTTCGTTAAAACCCGAGACATTTATCCAGCCCGTGCTGTTTATACCAGCATTGGCTAAAAAGTTAATCTCTGGAGTGACTTGATTGTTACAAATTGCAATGGTGTACGTTTTATCGTTAAGTTCACCAGTTTTTGGAATACAATCAGACTTTTTTCGCATTGCCATATAGCTGTCAAATGTATAAACTACACATGCAGTTTCTGCAATCTTTAGTTTACCATCCACAATCGAAACATCTATATCTGTAAATCTATGCTTGTAAACAATATTCGCATTTGGAAATATTGAGCGCAATTCTTTTTCATTCAACGTTTTTGGAGCATTTACTTCTCCATTTTTACATCTATCTTCTTCGGTACCCCAGAATGCAAAGAAATACAATTCACACTTACAATTGTAAACCGTGTAGCAGTGCAACTCTTTTACGGGTGATTCTTGTATGCAATAGAGCTGAAAAGCTTCTCGATAAACACCATTTGCATGTATTCCAGTCTTTAACGAATCGTATAGATATACTGCGCACATTCTTGTAGTTTATACACTCTCAACTGTCAGTGCACAATGATCAATTTGAACGGGTTCTTATACCTTTTAAAGGCGCGCTGCGATTAGATATGGCGCGAAGGCAATAATTCAAAAACATTCACGATATGATTACATTGTATATTCAATACACACTTTCATGTCCACTGAACATGAAAGTTTCGTCGCGTTTATGACACGATGAGTGGCTCGGTTGTTTCCGCATCAGATTCGTTAATGACCGCTCCATCTTCTTCAATAGTTAGATTGTTAGTGTGCTCTATTAAATCTAATACACTTGTACCTTGATTGTGCTCTGGGCAGAGTTTTCCCGTCTGTATAACGGTATCACATCTGCGTTTTCCATTGGCATCCTTATATGTACACTTGCGTTTAACGACCCGCTTGGCTACAGCTTTCTTCGGCGCAGTCTCCATGCTCAAAATCTTAGCGAGCGAGTTATTTACGAGGTCCGCAAATGAGACCAATATCTCTGACGTAAACTCGTGTACCATTTTACGTTTTTCTTCGGAATCTATCATAGGTTCCAATTTTGATACACAGTCAGATATAATTTTTTCTCGATTTTCCATTTTTTCTAGTTCTTTATTTTTCCTATAGGATCAATTTTGATTAGTTAATCTTGTCATCTGACGCAAATGCCGTAATGGTTATGCTACCATAACTCATGGCAACACCGTCATTGTGGTGCAGAGTTAGGAAATAACCTCCCGTTACAAAGGGATCTGTAGCCCCTAGAGCAAACGTTGTAATTTCCATCGTTAATGAAGACATGAAACTCGATGAAATTAGTGACGTTTGTGCCACGGGTGACAGATCGCTTACACGGTTCAGAGATGCAACTATAACTACGCTATTTGGAAAATCTGCAACATCCTTTGTGACTACTATACGTATAGTTATCCATCTCATTTGCAAATATGAATCAGGTAGCAACTCTTTGATATGTTTAATATTACCTGTAGTAACAAATGTGCTAGTGGTCGTATCTAGAGGATATATAGAGTTGTACGTCGTTTGCTGTGTAGCACTATTTAATATGTAAACTGTCGTGTTTGACTGCAACGAGCCTGATCCGAGGGTGTATCTTCGCAGATTTTGTGTTTTTTGTTTAGCTTTGCTTATATCAGACTGAATAAACGTATTCGTCGAATCAAAACCTGCAATTAAAACAATTGTTCCCGGAGCTGGCTCTTTTATAGCCGGAGATGCTGCAGTACCCTTTAAATCACCTGCCAATTGTATAATGCCCTTGGATGTAGTAGTGGCATCAGGTGTGGCGGCAGAATCTGATACAAGAGTTCCTGTTGAATCGAAACCAATGAAAGATGTCGCGGTACCAGATGAAGGTTTCTTAAGTTTCGGCGATGTTGCAGTACCCTCTAAATCACCTGCCAATTGTATAATGCCCTTGGATGTAGTAGTGGCATCAGGTGTGGCGGCAGAATCTGATACAAGAGTTCCTGTTGAATCGAAACCAATGAAAGATGTCGCGGTACCAGAAGAAGGTTTTTTA